GGTACATCTTCGGATGTCCCGCCCCCACCATCCACCCCACCCGAGGTAGCTGCCTTTCAGTTGCTTCTGAGGTGAAGAAGCTTCTCGGATCCTGCCCGAGTGACGACCCTAGGGAAGTCATGGCTTGGCAGTCCATCAAGAAGGGTCTTCCGGACAGTTGTCCGTGCATGACCCGTCCTTTGATGGAGAAGCTTGTCGAGGGTTTCCGTCGTCCGAGACGGGATCTCCCTGCTGGCTACTTGCAATTCGTACAACGTCAAGTACGAGGTCTTTTCCCTAAGGGGTGGGACCTCGGTTACGAAGAGCAAGTTCTCCTTACCTCTCCTCCTCTCTCCTCGACCATCGAGAACAGCCGGGGTCAGGGCGGTTGCCTAGGTTCCGAGATTGACCATGATAACTTCATTACTGAAGCTCTCACTGGTCCTTCTCGGCCCGACCGTCCTTTACCCGAGGCTCAGATCATCGTCGTCCAATCGTCTGGCAAGCCTCGTCCGTTGACGAAGTTTTCTGCCGACGAGCTTCTACTGCGGCCATTGCACAAGACGGTTTACAACCATCTGAGCAAGACGCGGTGGATCGCTCGCGGCGACGTGACGGACGATATGCTCGCTCGGGCCGGGTTCAACGACTGTGGCATCTTGACCTCTGGTGACTACGCTTCTGCGACTGACAATTTGTCGATCGAAGTGGCTGAAGTTGCCGTGGAGGCCATGTTGTCGACGTCGTCCATCATCCCACCGTCCGTTCGTGAACGCGCTAAGCAGATTCTTCGGCCTTTTTTGTATTGGCTCGAAGATGACGGCTTTGGCGGGAAGGAACGTTTTGACGTGGGTGTGCCGCGCATTGGACAGATGATGGGCTCCTACCTCTCCTTTCCTCTTCTCTGTTTGCAGAACCGTTTGGCCTTTTTGTGGTCTTTACGGTCGAGCGGGCTGAGTTGGAAGGAGGTGGTGCGGGTCCCTTGTCTGATCAACGGCGACGACATATTGTTCCAATCCTCCCACGAGGTCTCGGAGCGATGGATGTCGACAGTTGGCGGGCTCGGTTTGGAAGTCGAGCGTACAAAGACGAGTGTAGACGGTGAGTACGGTTCTTTGAACAGTACTCTGTTACGTCGAGTTGGTGGCTACCTTCGGGTCGTGCCAACTCTTCGTTTCGGCCGTCTACGCCAGTCCGAGTTCGTGACTTCTCTCGGTCGTGAGTTCTCCCTGTTTCTGGCAGGCGTTTCCAGTAATATCCGCTTTCGAGCGGGTATGGTCTGGTTCCGTAAGAAGATAGGCTCTTTGAGGTCAACTAGATTGACTCTACATGAGCTTGGCTTCCGTGGATCGCTGAGCTTGAGACTTGGGCGACTTTTTGGTCTCGCTTGTTGGTCGAGCGAGGAGGTGAAACCTCCGCAGGCCCCTGTCGGACACAACATTATCCTCCATCCAGAGGAATTTGTTCGTGTGCCCGAAGGGGAGACTACAGAGGAAGTTAGACGCATGTCCGCTTTGGAAGGGGCTTCTTGGAAGTTCCAAATGGCGTGGGCATGGCACGGTTGGCGAGATGGCATTCGTTATTGCCTGAGCCTGTCAGCCGTACGTCCAACTAGACCTGTTTGTGGTGAGGTCCGGACCTTGTCTTTTGCCGCTTCTCAGTGGCAGGGGAGGAGGTTGACAAATGAGAGGAGTTGGCAGAGGACGCACGAAGAGCGTGCGTTCCGCGAAAAGAGGGTGGTGGGTGAGCGGACCGTGGCCGTCCCCGTGAGACTCCTGGATGACCAGGATTCCATGGGGAGGGACTACGACTTTCCTCCAGCGTACAGCACGGATGGTCAGGCGACCATGCGCGATTCTGTCGTCGGGCCGGAGAAGTTCTCCGGTGCATCACCCAAGTAGAAAGAAATTGTTGCCATGATTTTCGTGGTTGGCGACCGGAGGGGACGGTATACGCCCCGGGCAATGGTCCGAGCTAGGACTATAGTTAAATTCCAAAACACCGAACTACCGGACTCATAGGGGATCTCTCCTGCGCAACATCTTGAGCCTAGTATACCTGCGATGGCGGGTTGCTCAAGGGGCCTTTGACAAGGCAGCGGGACCTCACCTAGGGGAAGGAGACGAGGGTCGATATGGAACCCGGCAAGCTGAACGAAACTAACCGGAAAACAGTTCCTTCGCGGAGTTGGGTAGAAACAGCCTAGAAATGGACTGTGGAGCTATCCCACGCGGGAATCTAAAGCAATAATGGAAAGATGCCTGGAG